ATTCCCGTTTTTTTTAGAATGTCTCACTATGTACTTTATAGCGTTCCCTTCAGCAAAAAGCAACCTGTTGTGATTTATAAATTCACTCGGTTGAATTTTCATTTGGTAATGAGCACCCCCAATTTGTTTTTTATATGGATCCATTTTTTCCTCCTAATTTTTTTGTTGTTTCTGAACATAATGTCCAATAATCAAAAATACCCCTGCTGTATGCAGTATACTTTAATCTTAATTGAACAAAGAAAGGTTCATCATCTCGATATAAACTTTCATCAACAATAACATTGTCAAATGTTAAACCTTTTACATCGTGTATGTTGCCATACTTAACCCTAATTTCTTTTTCAGAGTTAGGTCCTTTCTTTATTAATTTATTTATATAAATTAATCTTTCTTTGTCAGTGTTTATTCTAACCTGATCAAAACTTTTATACTTTTTAATGTCAGCATGTAGATAATTTATTTGTATTAAATGATCTATTGTATATTCTTTTTTAATCCAATCTTCGAAAGGTTTCTTCTTTTTTGATTTACCCCTCACAATGGCTTTACTACCCATATAATCCCAAAAATTTTTTATTTGAGATAGTTCAATAGGTTTTCCGTTTACAAAATCTGGCCATACAAAATGGCAAGTTAATTCTTTTTTAGAAACAAAATCAGAATGTTTTACGTGACTAAACTCTATTCCTTTTTGTTTAAAGAAATCTATAATTCTTTTATCTCCTGGTGTTTGTCTATAAGTAAATAAGAAAGTTTGATTAGTATTGTTTATCTTGTCTAATAAAATATCTAATGCGCTTGATGAATTTAAATTAGGCAAATAGTAACCTCTTCCTTTTATAACATCTCCAACTTTAAATCCTTTTTCAATTTTATTTTCTTTTAAATGTTTATCAGTATAGACAGCAGGTAACCATTTTCTAGTATAACCGTAATGTTTCCATACTGGACTAATAATTTTTTTACATAAAGTATTTATAGCTTCACCACATCTTTTTCCATTTTCTAATTCTACTTCTGGTTTTTTAGATATTTTATGAAAGTATTCTGGATCAGAACCTGCAAATTCAAATATGGTTTGATCTGCATCGCCTATCATATAGTAATGCCCATCCTTAACATTAGTAGACATCTTCTCTAATGCTTTAATTTGTGGTTTGTTACTATCCTGTGCCTCATCTACTATTAAAGCATCTATGTCAGGAGCTTTAGCTTTATGTATAAATTCTTGAATCATATCCATAAAGTCAAAAAGGTTTTGATCTTTTTTATATTTTTCATATTTATCTTTTAAAGCTTTAATACTTTTTAAACTGTAAGGGTTATAAGCATCTCGATCTGTTTCTCTTCTATAATAGAATTGATTTAATTTATCGTGATAGCCGTGACTGTGTGCATCATTTAAAAATTTATAAAAACCGTGTTTTTTAAAAACATCTTCATTTTTATTTATCTTTACTTTGTTAAATAAAGAATCAATCATAACTAAATTTTCATGATCTTGAGTATCAAATACATCCTTACTAACTAATTTATTTTTACAATAAGAATGAATTGTACAAATGTAATCTTCTAAATCAGAATCTTTTATTCCTTTTTCTTTAACTGGTTTAAGTTCTGCTATTGCCTCTCTAATTTGATCTGCAGCAACATTAGTGTGAGATAAAACAACTATTCTTTCATGACCGTACAATTTAAATAACTCTTCATATTTTTGTGTAATGAACTCATGAGTTTTACCTGTACCTGGTGGACCTGCTATAAATTTAGGATTCATTCGTTATTTGTTTAACCTCCTCAACTATTTCTGCATCTTCAGCTTCCATTATAATTTCTTCTGTTTCAAGGTTTACCCAGTTACTAGGATTCTCTATAACCCAGGATATACAAGACTCTCCTTTGTATTTACCGTTTACCTTTCTACCTTTAAATACATCTTTAATTTTTTTAATTAAATCTACTCGTTTTATATTTATTTTTTTTGATTCTAAATAATCTTCAAATTTATCTATATTGAAATGTAATTGATTTAAATTTTTATCATAGAAAGGTAGTTTGTATTCAAATAATTCTTTCTTATCTAAATAAGCTCTATCTCTAACTAAATACTGCATAAAATGTTTTACAAATTTTTTATCTTCACTTGCATCTTCGTCAGCTATGTAATCATTTAAATCAGCTTTCTTTCTTTGATCAAATTTAATTTTCATTATCTTTTCGTAATCAGCTGGTTTCATTTTTGGTAACCATACTTGTGCTTTTCTAATTACTTCATCGTAAAATAAATTTGCTTTTAATAAAGTTGGACCATCTACTAAAACTTTTACTTCTTGAACCTCACCATCTTTATTACTAAAAACCTGTACTTCATATCTATCTACAGAGTATTCTATTATCTCCCCTATTGCTCCTGCTCCTTGTACCGTTTCATATTTAATTCCAATCCAACTAAATATTTCTGCCACAGTTTTAACATCACAATTCCATATCTGTGCAATTTTAGGCATACCAAATGCTTTGCCACTTTTTTTAGTTGTAGTTCCTTTTTTAGATCTTTCTTGTGCTTCGTTATCATCTGATACTTCAGCAATATTAAAAATAAATTCATTTATTTCTTGTTCTGTCCATTCTGTATGTTTATTTAAAATTCCTGCTATGGCCGTACAATACTCATCTCTGTTTCCTTGTGGTGCGTATAAAATAGATAAGGCAGTAGATAATGCAACTTTTCTTAAGTCAGCATTTAAATCTCCAGGGTAATGTTTTATGTCTTCATATTTTTCCCAATGTACATATTCATTTGCTTTGCTGTGTAAAGATTTAGGAACTATTGTATAAAAACCATTACCACTTCTTATCTCACAAAGAGTGGCGCCGTGAGGATATTTTTTATATATTTCTTCAAATTGTTTTGGTAATGCAAACTTTGCGTAATTTAATTTTCCTTTCCACCAATAATGACTTGATGGATTAGTTGGTCTGCCTGATATGGCACCGCACGATTTTATGTATTTTTCTATAAATCTTTTTACTAATGGATTATCAATATCAAAGTCTACATCTTCATCTAATCTTAATGCGATTGCACTGTGTTGATATTTAGTTTTCCATTCTTCTTTTGTAATTTCTAAATTAGGATCACTCCATTTTTTTATTTCTGGTGTACCTTTAAGACAGGGTATAATTCTTCGTCCTAGATCAATCCATTGATCATAACTATTTGGAGCTCTTTCGTTCACTATATTCATATATCCAAAAATGAGGCGGCATCAGTCTCCCTCCGCCGCCTCGGTTGTCCTGCACAGGAACTTATAAATTTATTTTCCTAGCTTTTGGAGCTTCTTCAGTTTCGTGTTTAGCTTGAACTTCGCCTCTGCTTACGCTTTCAGCAAAATTTTTAGCTATTTCATAAACTGCTTTATCTTGGATAGGACCAACCATAGATACGTCCCAACCAAACCAAGTTCCTTTGTCATTAGACATTTGAACTGTTTTTAGTTTGTAAATGTGGCTGTATGTTGGCGGTGTGAATAAACCGTTTTTACCTTGCATTTTTATTCCCATCATCATTGAGTTCCATTTACGGCTAACTTTTAATTGTGTTGCCTTCATAGAAATCAAAGCTGTTGTTGGGCTTTTTGATAATAAAATTACAAAGTGATTTGCAGTGTTTTCTATATAGTTACCATTTGGTAATCTATCTTTGTAAGACTTATCTCTTGTAGTCTTACTCATTATATCACTGCTTGCATCGTGTATTGCTACAGGTGCACCTTTGCTCTCACCTCTATCTTGCCATTCTACTAATTGTCTTTTGTAGAATACTGGCAAAACATCTATCCCCTTTTCACCGTCAAACACTTCGTTTGTTACAGTGTTTAAGATCATGCCTGGACTTGCGCCCTCGACATATTTCCCGTCTCTTTTATTAACTTCGGGAGATAGTTGTCCTAATACTTTCAAAAATGGTAACGCAAGATCTTCTTGCGACATATTTTGAGTACCCGCATGTGCGTCAGCTTCAAACAAGTTGACTGCTAATGCACCTGCATTTTCTTTTTTTGCTAATTGTTCCATGTTTATTGTTTCCTTTTTATTGTTGTTTTGTTTCCAACATATATGTTGAAAAGTTCCGTTGGCATTTCTTTACCTGCCTCAATACGTTCACGGACTAACGCTTTCAGAGTCATAGGTTCAACCTTCAACTTTTGTGTCGGTTGAAACCCTTGACCCTTCGCAAGTTCGGCATAATCAGCCGCCTTGTTATCTTCGTTGCGACCAAAGGATACGGATATCTCATTTTTGATTATATCCCCTAGTCCATTTTGACGAAGCCAGTTAAACGCCGCTTCTTTATTTGCTTCTGTAATCGTGGCGCTATAATTTGTTTTAACTTCTATCGAAGAACCATCTGCTAATTTAAGATAAGATAAACCCATCTCTGATAACATT